ATAAAACTCATTAAGGCTTGCATGGACGCCGCGGTGTTCGGGTCCAAGGCGCCGGGGTCAATGAATCCCAACGGACCTTGGTGAACGATGTTTCCATTTTCATCCTTCAACGATTCGGCCAACACGAACGGCGCATTGTTCAAATCGGCCCAACCCTCCGCAATGTTGTCCGGCATTTGGTCCGGGTCAAAGATGGGTATTTTCTGGCCGTTGCTGGCCGCGTTCTCCGCCAATTGGTTCATGTGCATATTGAACAGCCGGGAAGCGTCCTTGAGTGGCCGCACAAGCCCCTTGTACCATTCGGCGCCGTCCACATAAGCCCGGTATCCATACACCGGAATAATTGGAATCCATTTTCCTATGATGATTTTCTTGGGCTTGAGGAAGTCGGTGCCGCTAAAGATTCGCTTTTCGACGTGTTGGCGAATGATTCGGCGCTCTCTCACAAACTTCCGGTGGGGGTCGGCCTTCAATTCCTTTTCAAAAATCTTGTGTTCCTCTTGGGTATAGACTTCAACTTCACCTTCCACCAAGTTGTTGTAAATGAACACCGGTTCCTTTTTCCTGATAATTTCGTATGATGTCGCCACATAGATGGGCGCGGTGACGGAATTGCGGCCGGTGAAATTCAAGTGGCGCAAGGTTTCCGGCACATAGGCGGACGACGGCACAAAGCCGGGGAAGATTTCTTCAAACCGTTCGTCGGTGTATTCGGTGAGGACCGTACACCACCGGGCGTCACGCTTGTCCGCCCTGATTGCCGATTGGTCCCAAAACACCGTGTTGAAAGCGTTTTGAATCGGGCGCCACTCAATGCGTTGGCGTTCATTCTCCGCGTCACCTTCGTCCTCAAACACCGTCGCAAGCTTAAAGCAACCATAACCGCACGTCGCCGTTTCATAAACCGCGTTATCCAAACTGATTTTCCCGGAGCCGTCCCGGAAGTCGGCCCGGTAAATCCCATTGAGCAATTCGGCGTCGGCGTCTTGGGTCACGTCGTCGTCCGGCCGGTATTCCACACCCATCCGGTTCAAATTCCATTCGCCCATGAACCTGAAAAGGTGGTTGCTTACAAGGTCAAATTCCATTTTGGCCCGGCGTTCAAACTCCGGTTCAAGGAAGTTTTCCCACATACCACCGGTCACGTTGACGAACCGCAAGTCCTCATTGGCCTTGTCACGCTGGTCGGTCATCACGTCGGCGTCGTTGTCCACCCGCTGTTTCAACTGTTCAAGCTTTTGGGCTTCGGTGCCGGTCGGTGGTTCCCTTACAACTTCCATTGAATCGGTCATTGTTTAAATCCTTTTCATCCGTGGAATGTTAATCGGCCCGCGTTCCTTCTTTGTCCGTTGTGTCATTCCGGGGAATAATTCGGTCATGCCCCACACGAACCAATCCGCCCGGTTCGGGCTTCGTTCCCCAATGTATCCGGTGGTTGTGAAGGCGCCCAATTCATCTTCAAGGTCCGGGAAGGCGCCCACAAATTTGATTTTCCCCTGTTCGGTCAAGGCGCTGATTGGTTCCGCCCGTTGAACCTTGCCCCGGCTGGCGTTCACCGATTTATAAGATATGTTGGGGTCCGCGGCCCGGACTGTAAATTCCACCATTGCCCCGCCATAATTCCTTTCGCCAATCACCCGGTCGGCGTGGTGTCGCTTGTAGGCGTTGGCCGCCACGGCGCCCCACTTGGCCGGACCCGCCAACAAGGTCAAGTCCTCCAACACATAACCGTTTCCATCCGTACCCAAGGCGCAAACTCCAATCCCAATTTCGTCGGCGTCGGTGTCGTTTTCATCTTCGGCGCCACTTGGGTCCACGGCCACCACCACCCGCACCAAGTCCACGCCCTCCGGGATTTCGGTGACCCGGTTGGCTTCAAACATTTCCGGGGTGAACAATGCGTTGGCCCGGTCGTCGGCAAACTTGCCAAGCCAAAACCGGTCACGTTTTATTTTCGGAAGTTTCTGCAACGCCTTGATATACGCCGCTGGCAAATTCTCAAGGTTGTCCACCGGGTTCATCAATAGGGCGGTATAGTCCTCCGGGTCGTCAATCGGTGCGCCGCTTTTGGGTTCCTTCTTTTCGATGAATAGGCGGTATGACCAATGACCTTTGTTCGGTGGGTTTTCGTCAAGGAACATTCGCAAACGCAATTCCATGATTTTGCCTTTGCGTCGATACCGGCACACTTGGGCAAGCCGGGTTATCATCAAAAGGAATGTGTCATACGCTATTTGGGACACTTCATTCAGGAAGATGGTGCAATACTCAAGGCCCAAAATCTTTTCGGTGCGTTCCTTATCGTCAAGACCTGAAAACCAAATTTCACTTCCGTTCCCAAATCGTATGTAAAAATCTTCCCGGTTTTCCTTGTACTTGATTTGGGGGAAACAAAGCCGCATCACCTTGGGGAACGTGTCGAAAAAGATGGCCTTCTTTACCTGATTGAAACGAAGGCGAAGGATGGCATGGCGTGAGCCATCCACCGCCAACGCCCTCCAAACAATCGTTCGGACAATGGTGAACGTCTTGGTTGAACGACTCCCCCCATAAAGCAAGGCATACACGGAGTCGCCACCAATTACCCCCAACGCTTCAACCTGTTTGTCAGTCAGTTTGAAAGGCTTTTCTTCCAATACTTCCGGTCGTTCAATGGTTGCGGTGTTCATTTCAATTCAAATTTCCTTATGCGGCGCCGCAATTTCTCACCAAATCCAAACACACCGGACGGCAGGTTCCCCGGTTGGGGTTGCAATTTCTTCCGCTTTTGTTTGGCCTTCTTTTTTTTGGGCTTCACCAACGTCGGGTCTTTGCGCGTACCTGCTTTGATTTCGCGGACAATCTTTTGTTGTAGGATTCTATTTTCCGCCCTTATCCGGGTTGACTTTTTGATGCTGGTTTTTGCCATTGCGTTCCCCTTCTACAAGGTGTCAACGTCCGCTTTGTCCATCACTAAGGTGAACGGTGGGACGAAATCAATTTCATGTTTTTCACGCCACTCATTGGGCCGCCGGTTGGTCAACCACAATTTTCCTGCGCCCGCGTTGGGTGGATAATGTTTGACGGTCTTGTGGACTATGATTTCACCTTCGTGGCAAAACACTTTTTCTTCGGGATGACTGTACCCAATGGCGGCTTGAAGCAACGATTTTTCCACGTTGTCGTCAATCATTTCCTTCCCGGCCTTGAGTGCCTCCGAAAACTCCGGGTGTTCTTGCTTCCAAAGATAAACGGTTGACTCTGCAACGCTAAAAGCTTCGGCCAAATCCAAGTCCGTAAAGCCTTTAGATGCAAGGACTTTGCCAAGTTCCACATACTGTTCAAAAAACTTGGTGGGTCGTCCCATGCGGTTGGTGAACGGTGGGGCAACCGATGAACCGGGAATGGGTCCGGTCATTGGGTCAACCACTTCGGGTTCAAGCGGTTTGGCCTTGGGTATCTTTTCAAACTTCGGTGAAGTGTGGTCATGCGGTGGGTGTAAGGCGTCCGGGGTAGGTGCGCTACTCTTGGCCGCCTCCGAATCCCCGTTGCCCTCTGCCAGTGGGTTCAACCCCTCCGCCCACTTCAATGTCTTTTCAATTTGCTGTTCCATCTTTTTGTTTTCATCCATTGTTTTCTATCCACTCCCTTATCGTGTCCGGTCGTGTTCCTACTTTATACCGGTTTCAAAAGTCCGTCAAATATTGTTCGCAACTATTCATTTTAAATGAAGTTTAATTAACTCTTGTTGGCTTTCGCGGTGGTCCTCCACGGTTCCTTTCAGGTGTTCAATGGCCACCCGGCTTTCAACCGCATCTTGTTTGAGTTGGTACACTTCGACCGCCAACCATCCCAACAACGCCGTGATTGAAACGCCCACCGTTCCGACCTTGGCCTTGGTGTTTACACCCATTTTTCCGTGACATCAACGCGGGCTTGGATTTCCTCCAATTCGTTGGTGGTCAAGTTGACCAAGCTGGCAATCAAATAAAACAACTTCACGCCCAACGGCGCCGTTTCCGTGTTGGTCAAGAATCCGGGAAAACTCCGGTCCGCCACCCGCGGCGGTATGACCCGGCCGGAGCCGGTCAACAAATCGGTATCACCCGGCCGGTTGACCAAGGATACGGTACACGTCCAACCTTCAATCGTTCCGCCGTCCCGGTCAAACTTAAACGGCAATGACTCACCTTGTTGGACCCGCAAAAGCTTGTTCATCATTCTCATCGTCGTGGTCGCCTTTTGGGTGAAGCTGGTTTGCGTTTCTTTTTACTGATTCCCGCACTTCTAAGGCCGATGGCAATGGCCTGTTCTTGTGGTACACCGGCACGAATTTCCCGGCTTATGTTTTTACTGGCCACTTGGCGGCGCTGTTTCTTCGTGGCGCCCTTGCGTGGTTTGATTAAAGGCATTTACCGGTTCCCACTTCCCTTGTCCGCCGTTCCAAAGGCGTCGGTGGACTTGTCGATGTCCGGTTGAATGTCCGGTCCACCAATCACTTCCGAACCGGGGTTGGGCTTCCACCCGGCCGGAACGAAAGGGTCAAGTAAAAGGTCGATTTCATTGACGTTTTGCGTTCTGACAATTTGGTTGAAGTCCAACGGATACAACCGAATTGAATTTGGGTCATGGCTCATTTTGCCGCTTCCTTGTCCGGTTCGTCGGGCGCTGGCCCCTTAGTCAAATCGTGTTCGGCTTTTCCCGAAGGGTCGTTCGGTGTTGACCCGCCTTGAACCCTTGCCGTCTGTTCGTCACCGTTGCCTTGAACCTTTTTCAAATCCTCCAACTTCACTTCTTTGGTGGCTTCCGGTTCGGCCGCCTTGGCGGGCAATGGGAATTTTTCAAGTTGTTCTTTAACCGGAATGATTCGGCCTTCCTGAATGGA